GACGATTTCTATCCTGTACGACGCAAAGCCGCGTACTATTAAGGACACAGCATGGCAACCAATATCGACAAAGCCCTGTACACCGCACCGGTTGGGTTGGAAGATTCTGAGGACAACGAGCCGATCGAAGTTGAGATCATCGACCCAGAAGAAGTCAACGTTTCCGGTCCCGGCTTTGAACTGAGCATCTCGCAGGGCGAACCGTCGATCGACGATTTCTCTGCCAACCTCGCAGAATTTCTGGACGAAGGTGAACTCGCAACGTTGGCCAGTGAGCTGGCTGAGGCTGTGGACAACGACAAGAACTCCCGCAAGGAATGGGAGAAGGCGTACGTCACAGGTCTGAAACTGCTCGGCCTGCAGATTGAAGAACGCACCGAACCGTGGGATGGCGCCTCTGGCGTGTTCCACCCGATGATCACCGAAGCCGTTGTGCGCTTCCAGAGTGAGACCATCACTGAGACATTCCCGGCCCAAGGCCCGGTGCGCACCAAGATCATTGGTCGTGAGACCCCGGAAAAGCAAGAAGCCTCCGTCCGTGTCGAAAACGACATGAACTACGAGCTGACCGACCGCATGGTGGAGTTCCGTCCCGAGCATGAGCGCATGCTGTGGAGCCTCCCGGCCACTGGCTCGGCGTTCAAGAAGGTGTATTACGATCCGAATCTGGGCCGCCAGACTTCGATCTTCATCCCAGCCGAAGACATCATCCTGCCGTACGGCGCCTCTGATATTCAGATGTGCTACCGCGTCACGCATGTGATGCGCAAGACGGAAAACGAGATCAAGAAGCTCCAAGCCGCTGGGTTCTACCGCGACGTGGACATTGGCTCTCCGGACAAACACGTTGATGAGATCAACCAAGCCAAGAACAAAGAGACGGGCTTCCAAGATCTCAACGACGACCGTTACACCCTGTGCGAAAGCCATGTGGACCTGTACATCAAGGGTGATCCGCTGTCTGACGAAGACGAGCTGATGCTGCCGTACGTGTTCACGTACATCCGCGGCCAGAACACCGTGTTGGCTATTCGCCGCAACTGGAAAGAAGACGACGAGCTGCGCCTCAAGCGTAACCACTTCGTGCACTACCAATATGTGCCCGGCTTCGGCGCCTATGGTTTCGGTCTGTTCCACCTGATCGGTGGCTTCGCCAACTCGGCAACCAGCCTGATGCGTCAGTTGATCGACGCCGGTACGCTGGCTAACCTGCCCGGCGGCCTGAAGACCCGCGGCTTGCGGATCAAGGGTGACGACACTCCGATCGCCCCGGGTGAGTTCCGTGACGTGGATGTCAGCTCCGGCACTCTCAAGGAAAACATCCTCCCGCTGCCGTACAAAGAGCCGAGCCAGACTCTGTACACGCTGCTGCAGAACGTGGTTGATGAAGGCCGCCGCTTCGCCGCTACCGCCGATATGAAAGTGTCGGACATGTCGGCAAACGCACCGGTAGGTACGACTCTCGCCCTCCTTGAGCGCCAGCTCAAGGTGATGACGGCAGTTCAGGCCCGCGTGCACTACGCCCTGAAACAAGAGCTGCGCCTGCTGGCCGACATCATCCGCGACTACACCGACGAGGATTACGACTATCAGCCCGAGACTGGCGTCCCCCGCGCCAAGAAGTCGGACTACAGCCACGTGGACATCATCCCGGTCAGCGATCCGAACGCAGCCACGATGAGCCAGCGCGTCGTCCAGTACCAAGCTGTGATCCAGATGGCACAGATGGCACCCGAGATCTACGACCTGCCCAAGCTGCACCGCGGCATGCTGGAAGTGCTCGGCATCAAGAACGCGGACAAGCTGGTGCCGCTGCCGGACGACCAGAAACCACGCGATCCCGTGGCTGAGAACATGTGCGTGCTCAAAGGCGAGCCGGTCAAAGCGTTCCAGTACCAGAACCACGAGGCTCATATTCAAGTGCACATGTCGGCCATGCAGGATCCGATCGTTATGCAGTTGATCGGCCAGAACCCGAAGGCTCCGCAGATTCAAGCAGCCATGATGGCGCACATCGCAGAGCACGTTGGCTTCGGCTATCGTCAGAAGATCGAAGAGCAGCTCGGCATCCCCCTGCCTCCGGAAGACGAGAAGCTGCCCCCGCAGATCGAGATCGCGCTGTCAGGCATGATGGCCCAAGCCGCGCAGCAAGTTCTGCTGCAAAACCAGCAGCAGGCCGCCCAGCAGCAAGCGCAGCAACAAGCTCAGGATCCCATCCTCCAGCTTCAGCAGCAAGAACTGCAAGTCAAGCAGCAAGACCTTGCCATCAAGCAGCAGAAGGTCCAAGGCGAGTTGGCCATCAAACAGGGCGAGTTGCAGCTCAAGGCGCAGGCCGAAGCGTCCAAGCAGGGCGAGGATCCGGCTATCGCCGCGGCCCGCGCTCAGCAGGAACTGCGGGCCAACGCAATCCGTCAACAGCAAGATCTGATCGCTAACGCTGCACGCCAACGTCAAGAACTCACAGCCGCTGCAGCCAAGCTGCAGATGTCTGCCCAAGAACACCAGCAAAAGCTGGCGCAACAGGCCGAGTCCCATCGTCACAACATGGCGCTGCGGGCAGAGCAATCCAAGAAACTCAAGACCCCGAAAGGCCCTGAAAAAGAATGATCGCAGACTTCGCACGCGTATTGCGCGAAAAAATACGCACTGATATGAACAACTACGCGGACGACATGGCAGGAGGGGCCTGCCATTCGTTCGACCAATATCAAAAACTCTGTGGGGTGATTCAAGGCCTAGCCATCGCAGAGCGTTATCTGATCGACCTTGCTGAAACTGTGGAGAAATCTGATGAGTGAACCCCGACTCATTTTGCCCCCGGGCATTACCCTACCCTCGCGTATTCAACCCGTTGAAGCGCCTGTGGCTGACGCCCCCGTAGAAGAGAAGGCAAAGTCTTTGCCCGATCCGACCGGGTGGAAACTGCTGTGCGTTGTGCCGGACGTGTCCGACACCTTCGAAAACAGCTCTATCGTGAAGGCTGACACCTTCATGAAGAACGAGGAACACGCAACGACCGTGCTGTTCGTGCTCAAAGTGGGCCCGGACGCGTACAAAGACCAGTCGAAATTCCCCACCGGCGCATGGTGCAAGGAAGGTGACTTCGTGTTGGTACGTGCTTACGCAGGCACTCGTGTGAAGATCTTTGGCAAAGAGTTCCGACTGATCAATGACGATCAGGTGGACGCCGTTGTTGAAGACCCCCGTGGTATCAGCCGTGTATAAGGAGTAACAAATGTCCGGATTTAAATTCCCAGACGAGCAAGACGACGACAAAAAACAAGATCAGAACACTGAGCTTGAGTCAAAGGTTGGTGATAACGACGATGAGATCGAAGTCGAAATCGTTGACGACACCCCTGAACAAGATCGCAACCGCCCCGCACTGGACCGTGAGGTTGCGGATCCAACTGAAGATGAGCTGGATGAATACTCCGCTGGCGTGAAAAAACGCATCAGCGAGCTGACACACGCCCGTCATGATGAACGCCGCGCCAAAGAGGCTCTGCTACGTGAGAAAGCTGAACTCGAACGCGTCGCCAAGGCGATGATGGAGGAGAACCGCAAGCTCAAGCAGTTCGTTAATGACGGCTCGCAACAGTACGCCAGTACGCTGGTTGAGGCAGCAGAAGCCAACCTTGACGCGGCCAAACGCAAGTACAAGGAAGCGTTCGAAGCTGGAGATGCTGACGCTATCGTGGCAGCACAACAAGCGTTGATCGAAGCTACAACACGCGCATCACAGGCCAAAAACTTCAAACCAACCACTTTACAAGTGGAAAAGGATGAGGTACAAACCGAATCACAACCGGAGCCCAAACCCTCTCAGTTGAACGAGAGAACACTGCGCTGGCAGGCACGAAACCAGTGGTTTAACGCTCCGGGGCACGAGGATATGACCAGCTTCGCCCTTGGCGTGCATCAGAAACTCGTGAATTCGGGGGTAGATCCTCGCTCTGACGAATACTTCGAGCAAATTGATGCTCGCATGAAGTCAACCTTCCGAGAATTTTTCGGTGTGGAAGACAGGCCTAAATCCGGCGATGGCTCCGGCAAAAAGCCAACCACGGTTGTCGCACCGGCGGCTCGTTCTACCGGCCCGCGAAAAGTCCAACTTACTCAGACTCAGAAAGCTTTGGCTGAACGATTTGGACTGACCCCTGAGCAATATGCTCGTGAATTGGCAAAACTGGAGAAACAAAATGGCTGAAACCATCAACCGGAATCCTCGTGAGATTAGCTCACGCGAAAAATCTGTTCGTGCTGTATACGTACCGCCGAGCAACCTGCCCGACCCAACCCCCGAACCCGGGTATGTGTATCGCTGGATTGCGACTCACGTGATGGGTGAGGCCCAGAACATCAACGTGTCCAACAAGATGCGTGAAGGCTGGGAGCCGGTGAAGGCAGTTGACCATCCTGAGCTCATGCTGCAGGGGAACGAAAAGACCGGCAACGTCGAGATCGGCGGCCTCATGCTCTGCAAGATGCCCCGTGAAATGGCGCAGGCCCGGGACGAGTACTTCAACAAGCAAGCACGTGCCCAGATGGAATCTGTGGACAACACATTCATGCGAAACAACGATCCCCGCATGCCGCTGTTCAATGACCGCAAGTCAACGACCAGCCGTGGGGGTTTTGGTTCAGGTTCAAAGTAATCTAGGAGTCTTTCATGGCATCTACTGCTTCTCCCTACGGCCTCAAGGCCGTGAATGAGATTGGCGGCCTGCCCTATGCTGGCAGCACCCGTACCTTCCTCATCAACCCGGACGGCTCTGCCTCCAACATTTACTACGGCTCGCCCGTGTACGTGAACACTGACGGCTATCTGGCCGTTGCCACCGCCACTGGCGCTGACGCTACCACCAACGGCATGCCCGTGGGTACCGCCAACACCGGTATCGTGGGTGTGTTCGTGGGCTGCTCGTACGTGAACGCTCAAGGTCAACAGATCTGGGCCCAGTACTACCCCACCGGCGTGACCGGCGTGGTTACTGCCACCGTGATCGACGATCCCAACGTCGTGTTCCAAGTGCAAGCTGACGGCTCTGTCGCTCAGTCCGCTCTGGGCGCCAACGTGCACTTCGCTTCTGGCGCTGTGTCCACCGGCTCGACCACCACCGGCAACTCGACCGCCAAGGTCTCTGCCACCACCCTCACGACCACTGCTGTGTTCCGCGTGATCGGTTTCGCCTCTCCCGCTGGCGATGCCTATACCGACCTGCTGGTGAAGATCAACCCCGGCTATCACAGCTACACCAACGCCGTTGGTCTGTAATATAGGAGTCTGAATCATGGCTATTTCTCGTTCCCAGCTCCTGAAAGAGCTCCTGCCCGGCCTGAACGCGCTGTTTGGTATGGAATACAGCCGCTACGGCGAAGAGCACAAAGAAATCTACGACACCGAGAAATCGGAGCGTAGCTTTGAAGAAGAAACCAAGCTGTCCGGCTTTGGCGCTGCCCCCGTGAAGAACGAAGGCTCCGCAATCGCTTACGACAACGCTCAGGAAGCCTTCACTGCTCGTTACACCCACGAAACTATCGCCCAAGGCTTCTCGATCACCGAAGAAGCTGTGGAAGATAACCTGTACGACAGCCTGTCTGCTCGCTACACCAAGGCTCTGGCTCGTTCCATGGCCTACACCAAGCAGGTCAAAGCTGCAGCCGTTCTGAACAACGGTTTCAACGGCGCCTATGCTGGTGGTGACGGCGTGTCTCTGTTCGGCGTGAACAGCGGCGGTTCCCGCGTGGGCCACCCGCTGGTTGGCGGCGGCCAGAACTACAACAGCCCGACGACTGGCGTGGATCTGAACGAAACTTCGCTGGAAAACGCTGTGATTCAGATCGCTGCGTGGACCGATGAACGTGGTCTGCTGATCGCTGCCAAGCCGCAAAAGCTGGTGATCCCCCCGAGCCTGATGTTCGTTGCCAAGCGCCTGCTGGACACCGAACTGCGTGTCTCGACCGCCGACAACGACATCAACGCACTGAAGTCGATGGGTTCTATCCCCGGTGGCTACACCGTGAACCACTTCTTGACCGACACCAACGCTTGGTTCCTGCTGACCGACGTTCCCAACGGTCTGAAGCACTTCGAACGTGTTGCCCTGTCCACCTCCATGGACGGCGACTTCGATACCGGCAACGTGCGCTACAAGGCCCGCGAGCGTTACAGCTTCGGCTGGTCTGATCCTCTGGGCATCTGGGGTTCCGCTGGAGCCTAATGATGGGGCTGGGAGTTCCCGGCCGTCTCAGTGAAAAAGGGGCCTTGTGCCCCTTTTTCTTTTGGTGTATATTGCATCCAATCCGGGGTTCCGGGTGCGTTTGACCAGTCCCGGCTGGACGACATGCAGACAACGCACCTTTCTCGCATGTGAGGCTCAAAATGGCACGCACTACTTTCGACGGTCCCGTTCGCTCGCTGAACGGTTTCTATACCCAAGGCCCCGGCACCGTGGTCAATCTGGCCAACGGCACCAACACCGTGACTCTGGATGTCGCCACCTACGCTGGCAAGGTCATCCGCACCAACGATGCCACTCTGGTCATCACCCTGCCGACCATCAATGCTTCGGCAAATCCCGTGACTTCTGGTCCCGGCCAAGACCCCAACACCCTGAACAACATTGGCACCACCTACACGTTCTACGTGGAGACAACCGCCTCAGCTTGGGCTTTGAAGACTGACGGCACCGACAAGTTTGTTGGCTCCGTTTTGATGGTGGACACTGACAGCTCCGGCGCTACCACTGGCTACGCCCCCGGCGCATCGAACGATGTCATCAACTTGAACGGCACCACCACTGGTGGTATCGCTGGTTCGACCATCACCGTTACCGTGGTTGCCGCCAACAAGTATCTGGTTCAGGGCGTTCTGCTCGGCTCCGGTTCTGTGGCCACCCCGTTCGCTGACGCCTAATAGGGGCTGATCATGACGATGCAAACCGATGTAAGAGCGCTATCGCTTGCTGCATCTGGTGCTGTGACGACCTACCGCGCCCGCGTGCGCGGTTTGGTGGTTGAGCCCGGAGCGTCTGCGGGTAGCGTCGTCATCAAAGACGGCGGCTCGGGCGGCACCACGCTGTTCACACTCAACACCACGGCTGGCGGTGAGACGTTCAACGTCCTGATCCCGGCTGAAGGTGTACTGTGTCTGACCAGCGTGTACGCTACCTTGACAAACGCCAAGGTGACGGTGTTTTATGCCTAAGACGCCCGCATGGCAGCGCAAGGAAGGCAAATCGGAAAAAGGCGGATTGAACGCCAAGGGCCGTGCTTCCTACAACAAGGCGAACCCCGGGAAACCGGGGTTGAAAGCTCCTCAACCCGAGGGCGGCAAACGCCGAGACTCTTTTTGTGCAAGGATGACTGGCATGAAAAAGAAGCTGACCAGCGAGAAGACGGCAAAAGACCCGAACAGCCGTATCAATAAATCCTTGAGGGCGTGGAAATGTTGAGCGCTAAGCGCGACTGGGGTCGGGTGGCCAAAGCCCCCGATGAGCAAGGCCGCTACCGGTGCAGTAAGTGCCGGGAGTGGAAGCTGCCATCCGCGTTTAGCAAAAACAAAAACCAGCTTTCTGGGTTGAATTACGCTTGCAAACCTTGTATGCAATCCCATACTCGCAGGTATAACTTGCCGAGCAAGTACGGAATAACAGCAGGTAAGTTTGCAGAGATGTTGCTAGCCCAAGGCGGGCGCTGCGCATGCTGCACAACTGACTTCAAACTCGAGGGCAAGGCTTCAGAAAGGCCCTGTGTGGACCACAACCACAAAACCGGGGAAGTTCGAAGTCTGTTGTGCGGGCGCTGTAATCTTGCGGCTGGAAATGTCGGCGATAGTTCTTTGAGAGCCGCGCAACTTGCGGCATACTTAAAAAAGTGGAATTGCTGATATGAAGCACGAACTATCTGAATCAACAAAGCACATTGTGGATGCCGTGTCGGTGTTCACAGTGCTTGGAACACTTGTCGAGATGTTGCCCTCAATCGCTGCAGTTTTTACGATTGTCTGGACAGGCATTCGCATCTGGGAGACAGACACAGTTCGTGGCTGGACCGGACGGCGCGGAGTATCCAATGCCGAGCACGAGTAAGAAACAACACAACTTCATGGCTGCTGTGGCGCACAGTCCTGCGTTCGCCAAGAAGGTAGGCGTCCCACAGAGCGTGGGGCAAGATTTTTCCAGTGCGGACAAGGGCCGCAAATTTTCCAAAGGTGGCACCATGGCTAATACCTCTCGCATGAATCGTCTGGAAGAACTCGGTCGCGTTGACTCCGAGAAAGCTTTCACCTCCAAGGGCAAAAAGAATCTGGCCGCTGAGAAAAAGCGCATCGTTGGCGAAATGAAATACGCCAAAGGTGGCATGACCGCGGTCAAAACCGCTGCCCCCAGCCGTGACGGCGTTGCCTCCAAGGGCAAGACCAAGGGCACCATGGTCAAGATGTGTGGTGGCGGAAAGGCCAAAAAATGAAAAAGTCGCTGTTCGGTGGTAAGGAAACTTACTCCGAGGAGCTGAAAGAAGCCAAGGCCCTGCGCTCTGGCAAGATCAGCCCCCGCGAGTTTGTGAAGGGCGAGAAGTCTGAAGGTCATGAGGAGGAAAACTCCTCCAAGCTGGCCAAGAGCATCAAGTCCGGAAAAATGTCTCCATCCGCGTATGCCAAGATGGAAGCGTCTGAGCCAAAAGGGATGAAGTCTGGTGGTGTGACTCGCGCCGACGGCTGCATTTCAAAAGGCCACACCAAAGGCAGGATTGTTTAAGGGGCGCAATATGGGTATGAAAGAGTTACCGCGTACGTTGAAGCAAGCGTTAACCGATCCGGAAAACAGTTCCGTAAGCGGTATTCGAGCCTCCGTTGCGAATAGGCGCGAATCAGACCGCCTACGTGAGAACATGCGTGAAATTGACGAAGAGGTTGCACAGGAACGACAGCGCCGCGCGTCCAAGGCGATGTATGACGACGCCAAAAAATCTTCGGAACCCGATAAATACGCCGCTGGCGGTACTGTTCGCGGTTGGGGTAAGGCTCGGGGCGCACGCAAAGCGAAAATCGTATGAGAACCAGTCGTGGTATGGGGGCTATTGCCCCCTCCAAAATGCCCAAGGCAAAGACCATCACTCGTAAGGATGATCCGAACGAGGTGACGATGTACGCCAAGGGCGGCTGGATCAAAGACGCCATCAAGAAGCCCGGTGCTCTGCGTGAGCAATTGGGTGTCAAGGGCGACAAGCCGATTCCCGCCAAAACACTGACCAAAGCTGCGAAGGCCCCGGGTAAACTTGGGCAACGTGCGCGTCTGGCACAGACCTTGAAGAAAATGAAGTGACATGGCAACCTCCGGAACCGCATCATTCAACCTCGATCTCTCTGAGATCATCGAAGAGGCTTTCGAGCGCTGCGGGGCGGAGCTGCGTACGGGCTACGACTTTAAGACGGCGCGTCGATCGCTGAACTTGCTGTTTGCTGACTGGGCAAACCGTGGCGTCAACATGTGGACGTTTGAGCAAGGCACACAAACCCTGACGGCGGGCACGGCCACGTACGAACTGCCAACAGATACCGTGGACCTCATGGAGCACGTTATCCGCACTGGCGCGGGCAACCAATCCACACAGCAGGATCTGACGATCACCCGTATCAGCGTTTCGACCTACGCCACGATCCCCAACAAACTGGCCCAAGGGCGCCCGATTCAAATCTGGATTGAGCGTCTGAACACCCCGCGTTTCACCGTATGGCCTGTGCCGGACGACACCCAGACCTATCAGCTTGTGTACTGGCGTCTGCGCCGGATTGACGATGCCGGTAACGGGGTCAACACAATGGACATGCCGTTCCGTTTCATCCCGGCCATGATTGCCGGGTTGGCGTATTACCTGTCCATGAAAATCCCCGGCGCAATGGAGCGCATGCTCGCGCTGAAGGCACAATATGATGAAGCGTGGCAGCTTGCCTCTGACGAAGATCGTGAGAAGGCCGCCGTTCGCTTTGTGCCCCGCCGCCAGTATCTGGGGAGCGGCACGTAAATGGCCAACCGGTTTGCCTCTGGTAAGAATGCGATCGCTATATGCGATCGCTGTGGTTTTCGCTTCAAGCTCACTGAGCTGAAGAAGGAGATCATCAAGACCAAGGTGTACAACGCGCTTGTGTGCCCAGAGTGCTGGGATCCAGATCAGCCGCAGTTGCAGCTAGGGATGTATCCTGTGGATGATCCACAGGCGCTGCGCAACCCTCGTCGGGACACAACATATGTGACCGCAGGTGTGAACGTGGCGGGCAACCCAACTGGGGGCTCCCGGGACATTCAATGGGGTTGGAACCCTGTTGGTGGTTCAAAGTTTTTCGACAACGCCCTGACACCAAACTACTTGGTTTGTCAGACAGAACTTGGTACAGTGACGGTAGTCACGAATTGAAGGAGCCAGCATGGCAACTTACCGCAACCCCACCTACAAGCCCCTTGCTGAAGCTGGCACCGCCAACAACAAGCAGCATAACAAGGACACCAACGTGTCCATTGCAAACACGCGCAGCAACGACTACAAGCCCACCAAAACCAGCGGCATCAAAATCCGCGGTACTGGCGCGGCCACCAAAGGCGTGCTCGCTCGCGGCCCGATGGCTTGAGGTCTGAATGAACTACACCGAGCTGAGTAACGCCATTCAGGCGTACACACAGAACTACGAACAGGAGTTCGTGGACAACATTCCTGTGTTTGTACAGCAGGCTGAACAGCGCATCTACAACACGGTGCAGTTCCCATCCCTGCGTAAAAACGTTACGGGCACGCTAACCGCAAACAGCAAGTACCTTTCGTGCCCCGGGGATTTTTTGTCAGCGTATTCTTTGGCGGTCATAGA